TCAACAAATAATCAATGATCGTGATCTCGCCGCCGAGGATCAGTTCGCTGTTCTGGTCGAGGATTCCCACGCCAGAAACGGCCCCGGCGACCACAGGGACGCCGAAGCCGTTGAGGTCGAGGAATACAGAGAGATCCTCGGTGAAGGCCATTAGCTTTCAGCCTTCGCTTTGCGGGTCGGCTTGGGCTCAGGCGGCAGCTCGGTGGTGGCCTTGCCCAGGCGGACAAGGATCGCCGCGTCGTCGTCGCTCACGTCGTAGACGGCTCCAGCCTCAAGGGCCTGGCCGCTGGCGATGGTGTTGCGGGTGGCGAGGATCTTCATGTGGGAAAGGGGCGGCAGATGCCGCCCCGGTCAGGATTGGGAGCCTGAGCCCCTATCAGCTGGTGGTCACGTCGAGGCAGGCGGCGAAGCACTTGGGATCGCGCACCGCCACGTCGTAGGTCACGATGCCCCGGACGCTGGTGAGCGCCTTGGAGAAGTCGTCCTGGTCCTCGCCCACGGTGATCTCGAGGCCGTTGCCCCAGAGGCCCACCATGGCCTGGCTGTAATCGCCGATCAGCACAGCCGAGCAAGTGCCGCTGGTGCTGCCCTTGGTCAGGTTGGAAGGCACCTGGTTGGTGACGTAGATGGGGTAACCATTCACCACCGAAGGAGTGGCGCCGCGGCCGATGGCCAGCAGGTTGTCGTTCACCAGGAAGGGACCATCGCTGGAGGATGAACCACCGGCGCGGAGCTTCTTCAGGTTGCCCATCACCTTGGCGTTGGTGATGTAGCTGACCGAGTTGCGATCCACCGGCACGTTGTCGATGGTGAGCTCGGTTTCGAGGTTCACCAGGGCTTCCAGGGTGATCGCGCCGCCGTTGGTGCCGATCGCCACCGAACCGATGCCGCTGGTCTGCATGATCCCGGTGGGCTGGCCGCTGGAGCCGGAGCCGTTGAGGATGCCCAGATCCATGGCGACGTTGATGCCGTCGATCAGGTCGGTGCGCACCAGCTGCTCAATGCCAGGAGTGGCCTGGAGCAGGGTCTGGCGGCTGTACTTGGACAGCGCGGCCAGGTTCTTCGGCGAGAGCGTCACCTGATCGAAGGTGGACTCCGACTGGGTGATGGCGGTGGTCTGGCTGCTCAGGTAATAGGTCGAAGCCACACCGGAGCGGCGAGGAATCGCCACGTTGCCCTGCAGGCCGGGCATGGTGCGAACACCAGCGGCGAGCATCACCGAGCGATTGCGCAGGAACTCGATGAAGTCCTGATCCATCAGCTCGGTGGCCACCAGGTTGCCGCCGGTGCTGGCGCCGCTGGTGACGTAGGTGGCCCGGGTCAGGGCAGAGAAGGGGATGAAGAAAGCCCGCTCAGCCGAAGGGGCGCGGCCCATCGACTTTTGCACCTCGGCGCTCATCTCGCGCACCAGGCCGGCTTCGTAGGAGCTCCAGTCGCCAGACAGCGCGGCACGGATGCCGGCGGTGATGTTGAAGCGGCTGGCATCGCGCTGGCCCATCTCGACCGGCTTGACGGTTTCGACGGGCTTGGCGCTGATCTTCTCAAGCACCGCGGCGCGGGCTTCGTCGATGCTGCGGCCGTTTTCGATCAGGGTGGCGCCCAGATCCTTGAGGCCGTGCCGCTCGGTCAGGGCATTGATGCTGGCGATGCGGGTGCGCTCGGCGTTGGCGGCTTGTGCAGCCGCTTCCGCCCGCACCGCCTCGATGTTGAGGTTGGTGTCTTCCATCGGGGTTGGGGAAGGAGTAGGGGTCGGGGTTGCGGCTGGGGCCGCTCCATCGGTGTCGAGCTTTCGCCCGATGCCGATGGTTGGGTCGGCAGGGATGCCGACGACGGACACTTCGTAGGGTTGCCACGAAGTGGCGACGAAGTTGTCGCCGCGCTCCTCCATCTGATTGATGGAGTAGCCGACCGAGACATTTCGCAGAACGCCATCGGCCACGTCGGTCATTACCTCTTGCGCGAACGCATTGCGGCTGAACTTGACCGACACCATGCCGCGCATCTTTGCGTCGTCGATCCAGGCACGCTGGACCACGCCGATCACGCGCGAGGGGTCATGGTTGAACAGGACCGGAGCGCCGTCAGACAGGCGGCCCAGGTCAACGGCGCCACGCTCATGGCTGAGCACTTCGTTGCCGAAGTAGCGCTGCACCGGGTATTCGCTGGAGAAGCTGAACTCCATCGTGCGCTCCTCGCTACTGATGGCAGCGCCATCCAGCGACGCCGCGCGGCGGTGGGTCTGGCCCTCCAGATCACGCATCAGTTCCATCACTCACCTCGTCTTGGCTCAGGCTAGGAACTCCGGTCCCTTCACCATCAGCGGCGTCCTCAGTGGCCTCAGTGGCCGGGTCGGCAAACTCAGCGGAGCCGCCTCCCATGTCATCGGCGGGGTTGGTGTCGAACTGCAGCTCCAGCTCCTGCGCCCGGCCCACTTCGACCTTGCGTGCCAGCAGCAGCTCCTCGAGGTCGCCGCCCTGCTCGGCCACCACCTGGCCCTGCGTCTTGGTGCCGGAGCGGATGGCCATCTTGTCGGCCTCCGCGTCTTTGAGCGGATCGATGTAGGCCCAGCCCCGGGCCATCCAGCGGCAGGCGCTGAAGCGATCGGGCGCCAGGTCATAGCCCGGCAACCTGAGCTCACCACTCAGCACAGCCATCTCCAGCCAGCGCTCAAAGATCGGGGTCAGCAGCTCGTCGATCAGGTACTGCTGCAGCACCTTCCAGCAATCGCGGTCCTCGATTTGTGCCAGGCGAGAGCTTGAGTAGTTCGACTGCGAGTAATCGCCCGACAGCGCCGCATAATTCACGCCGATGCCACTGGCAAACGCTCGCAGCATCCCGCGCACGAACGGCTCCAGCTGGCCATCCGGTGCGTTGATCTGCGGCACCTCCACGGACTGGCCGGGGAACAGCGTCTTGAACATGCCCGGCTCGAAGGTGGTGACGTGCTCGCCGTCGATCACCTCCTCGCCGTAGGTGTCGCCAGCGCCCTCGGGGCTGGTGATGAACCCCATCAGCGCCGATGCCGCCCGGGCCCGCACCAGGGCGGCCTGTTCATAGCCCGCCAGGTGGTGGAGCCGCTGAATCCCAGCGGCGAACCACGAAACGCCACGGGTCTGCTGCGGGCGCTCGGGGGTGAACAGGTGCAGCACCTCCGCAGCTGGCACCAGCAGATGCCGGGAGCTGGGGTTGCTGCCGCCCAGGGCCGTGTCGCCGGGGTGCTTTGTCAGGAACGCATAGGTGACCGGGCGCCCAAAGCGATCCACCTCCACGCCCATGCGCCATTCGTTGCCCGGCACCGTGCTGCCGCCGGTGTAGTTCTCGTCGAGCTGGTCCGACTCAAACACCTGCAGCGCCAGCGGCACCCGGCCACCGCCGAAAGCTTGCGGCACCAGGCGGATCAGGATCTCGCCCGATTCGACCATGGCGCCCATGGCCATGCGCTCGATCTGGTGAAGGTTCAGGCGGCCGGCAACGTCACAGGTGGCCTTGCGGGTCCACTTTGCCCAGGCCGCTTCGATCTGATCATTCACCACCTGATCCAGCCGGCCGCCGCCGCGCTGCATCCGAACCTGCATCTGCAGCCGGATACCGGTGCCAACCACGTTGTTGGTTACCAGGCTCTTGGCCCGCTTGGCGTAGTCGTTGTCCCGCACCAGTTGGCGGGCGCGGTTGCGCAGCCTGCTGATGCTGCCCTTGATCTCGCTGTCGGCGCTGCTGCCGCCGCTCACCCAGTCGGCCGTGAGCCGCGACACCGTGGCACCGGCATAAGCGCGGCGCCTGGGTGGCTCGGCCATTGCGGGCTTGCGCAGGCCCAGCCGTTCACGAATCGAGAAACCCAGTCCGAACGCCATCAGCCAAACCTCACGAACAGATTGCGCGGATCGCCCAGGCCGTTGGCCATCCGCTGCGCCGCGTCCTCCTTGGCCACGTCGGCCTTGAGGCGGTTCTCCAGTTCGATCAGCTCAGCCAGGCTGAACCGCTCCAGCTGGCGGCTGCCGATGGTGTAGCGCTTCACGGCGCCGCCGCTGATCAGGCTGCGGATGGCAGCCTGCACCGCGTCGAGATCCTGCCGGGCCTGGCTGCGGCCATCGAAGGCGGCGGGGGCGCCGGTGTAATTCAGGGCCGGCAGCACCGTGAGCGATCCGCTGCCGGCGGTGATTGCCTGCGCGCCGCTGGTGGCTCGGGCCTGCCAGTAGTAGGCGCCGGCCGCCAGCGTGGCTGAATTGGTGGCGCTGATCGTCGTTTCCCAGCCGCTGCCGTAGGCGGTGCTGGCCACCGTCAACCCGGCGCCAGCGGTGGCTGATCGCAGGAAGTACGACAGCGACCAAGCCGCGCTGGTGACGGCATTGCCCAGGCTGTCGGCGGTGGCACCATCGCGCCAGCTCACCGTGTCGCCGGCGCGGAATGTCGCGGGGATCGTCATAGGCTCAGGCTAGGAAGCCCGGTTTCACCAGTTCGTGAGGAAGGACGACTGTGGCGGCGCGGGCCTGGCCTGGCGCTGCGGGGCGGCTGGCTTGGCCAGGCTGGCCTCGAGCTGGTCCCACATCGTCGCGCGGTTGTAGCGCCTGGCCACCAGCTGCAGCGCGGCGTAGGCCATCCGGGTGCAGTC